CGTGTACTCGTAAAGTAACTTTCTTGTGATACCCGTCGTCAGAACCAGCATCAAGATCATCATTCCATTCGTGGTCTATCTGCATTCGCTGACGAAGATCAGCCTTCAGATTTCGTATTCGTGAGGCACCAATAGCAGCAGCTTCACCGCTATCAGGTGGGAGGGCTTCATAGCTAGCACCCCAAGCTCGTGCAAAGTTACTCATTTTCTACCTTCATGCTCAATACTATAATGGTTTCCATCCGGCTTCGGCCTACCTTGAGCATCTTTGAAATCTCCACCCCAGCGATGATCGGGGGATAAAGATTTCCAAAAAGTCCCCAGGGGCTTATGCGCCTCACTATCAGTTTGATAAACACCATTGATATAAAGGTGTAGATCAATTGCTAATCGTAGGATATGTAAACTATTACTAATTCCAGCACCAGAAGCTGCATTAGCTGCTGCTTGCGCTTTCCCTCGCTCAGCTTCACCAGTAGCAACCTCATAGCCAAGATAATGAGCATACATCATTAGAAGAGGAAGTCCCCTAGCAAATCGGCGTTGTTTCTGTCCTAGTGTTTCGGCCACTATCCAACTCCTCCAAACTCGCTACAGTTTGGTAAGTTATACGGTTTTCCCGCAGCAGCTGTGTACTGTCCTAGGAGCTTGTTCACACGATCAGCTAGAATCTCCCTAAGCCTAGTACCTAATGGTGTCAGACATTGCTCTTTTCGTGCTTCCCAAATCTGAGATTCGATTTGTGCAGCAGCAACTTCTTTTACATCTTGCGCGTTTGCTTTGTTATAGTGTCCCCATATTGCATAACTTAGTAACGCCATAACGATCAAGGAATACAATGTTCTCCACCGCATCATATCCTCCGGTGTCGGATTAGCCGACGGCCATAATGCACCTAAGATTTGAGAAATCATAGCTCTTTTCCAAAAAATAAGGTTAAGGCTAACTGTGTCGCTAACACCAATCCAAGTCCAATATAAACAAGCTTTTGTAGCGCATCATTCTTCTGAGTAATTGTCTGAACAAATTGATCGTGCTTTTGGTTCATTTCCCGAACCGCTGCTTCATGCATGTTCTTCGATACATAATCTTGATTCTTCTTCTCAGCCTGATCGTGAGCATGATTTAATTCATACAACCGCCGAGCCGTTTCCGCAGCTTGCAGTTTCAGATTCTCAGATAACTGAACACGCCGCTCCTCATCATTCTTTTTACGCTCCTCAACCAATATCACATGCGCGTCGAAACGCGTAGCGAGCACTTCAAGCGATGGGCAAGAGGTATGCTTCATGCCTGCGATACCTCTACGCTACGCACAAAGGGGTCGTCGTAACCCAAAGAACTTGAACTGAGGGAATCTCCCATACCAGTCAAACTACGTTCAAAATCTTCGTCATCTTCACCAATAGCTTCCCTAGCCAACGTTCTATAGATACTAAATAGTTCGTTTGATTTCTCCATGTGACCTAAACTCAAAGCTGCATAGCTACCAGTCAGATGAATAATCAAATCGTCGATATTTTCCAGATCGAGATTATTTCCATCATCGGCATCTGTTACCAGGTTAGGCCACCTGCTATAGCGGAAATGCATGGTATAGACAATATCTGGCACTCGCCAAAGTTCCATCGTATCCTTACCCCATAGAGTATAAGCCTCAGGGATACCTCTACTATAGAATTCAGGTTCAGGAATACGTCTATCCCAGTTTTTAGATAATATCTTCTTAAGTTTTCTTGATCGCTGATTTGTACTATATAGGCGAATAGAATAGATCTTACGATAGCGCGCTAAGGTTGAAAGTGAAACAATCTTATCATCCGCAGCATTAGCTGTAATAACTGTATCAATCGTTGCTTTGGCACGCAGCTCGTCAAAATCATGTAGTCTTGCTAATCTTAACTGCGAAAGGTTCACCATGTTGTTAAGCCTAGACTCGATGTCTGTTCGACCACCGAGAATAGTCGTAACTTCTGATTTAATCTGAGCTAAGGTTAACACTGACATAGTTTAAAAGAGGGGGAGGTTTCCCTCCCCCACTCCTTGCTTACCAAGGGCAGTCCAAAAGGACAATCTTCGCCGAAGCATCCAAAGCGACTGCACAGATAGGATCTGTGACCGCCGCAGACACGTCGAGAGTACCATCCGTAGCACCAACAGCAGTCAAAGCATTTCCATCTGCGCCAGCTGTGAGAGCCGTAGTAAGAGTTGCTACACCCTTAATCTGGATCCAGCCAAAGCTACCAGTCGGAATGACTGCCTGTAGAACACCAGCTGCGATCGGTACAGCCGCTGCGTCTGTAAGGTCAGAAGTTACTTCACAAGCATCCAATGCGTATGCATCGTCTCCGTGATAGTAACAGGCATTACCAGCAACCGCAGCTACAGGACCAGAGCCGCCATGGTACTTAACGTACTTATAGACCTTTGCACCCTCAAAACGGAGACAACCGATTCCTTCCTTATCGGTCGTGCTAACATCAGTTAGCTTAGTGGCAAAGATCTTCTTCATCGACGTATTGTTGTTAGGCACTTGCCACCTCCTTTATGCAGTATCGATCGTGTGAATCACACCTTGTACGCGACGACGATTCGTCGTAAAACCGCACGCAGTGATGACTTGGGCCGCCCGGTCATTGACCTGATCTGGAATGGATTTCCATTCCGTCATATCAAAGAACACGGCCGGATCGTAATGGAACGTAATGAACCTCGTGTTAAGGAAGTACATCAGTCCAGTTGCCACTGAAGGCGACCAGATCAATGGGATATTCTTGAACTTGATGTTCTCGAATCCCAAGTCTGCCATCTTTTTATCTTGAATCTGGAACTTATCCAAGATGTTATCTTCACAGAACTCAAACACAGTCTGAGTGGTGAGGATAATGTCCGGACGGTCCATTGCACGATTGTTCATGCAATTGTTGACCATCGTTCGCATCTTGGCCGTTCCATTCGTCGCGAATGACGAGCCGCTCATAGTGTCAGTCTTGTTCCTCCAGTACGCACCTGCTGCTACTGTTGGATCAATGTTACCGACTACTGCGCCAGTCGTTGGATCATTCTTAACGAGATGTTGTAGGCCATCGAAGGCTCCACCAACAGCACCAGCTCCAGCACAGAGCGTAGTTTCCATTAGGGAGATGAGTGATTCTTGAAGGTTATTCACCTTGGCGTTAGCCAAATCAAGAATCCGGGTCTTACCACGATTCTGCTGATCGTCCACACCAAAGCGGACAATGCTACCCACGAGATAATGCCAATTCCAGACGGAATTAGTCAAGAACTCGCGATCATTGAGGGAGACAGTTCCACCCCTTCCAATGAAGCTCACACTGTCGTTTTCAGCATACTCGATCGTATCGAGAATCTGGCGACCACCAGATACGGACTTTAGTTTCTTCTTCTCTTTCAGGTAGAACCAGAAAGGCGTAGCAGCAAAGACGTTGTCAATGACTGCCTCCCTTCTGTGATGAAAGGTAGAAGCATACAGGTTGTCCAGTACCTCTGTTAACGAAGCAGGCATTTAAGTCTCTCCGATAAAGGGTCAATCCAGGACATCACCGTCTCCTCCTAAGCGAGCGAGAGCCGGAAACTTTTCAACAGTTTCCTTCCACGCTGCTTCGGATGCCTCTTCTGCCGTCTTAGGAGTCTCATCTTTTCCACCCGTATCCGTCCCGATGGTGGGTCTAAAGCCGCCAAATAGCGACAGCGAATCGTCTTTCTTCTCAGGCTTCTCTACGAACTTCTCGTCCAATTCTTTAGCCTTCTCAGGGTATTCACTTCTTGCCAATGTGTAGAGCTGTTTGAGTGAAAGCTTTGGGTTATCCTTTCCCAGAGTATTCATTTCATTAGCCCATTCTTCAAAATCTTTATGCTTACCAGCTAGTTCCTTAGCCTCTCCGCGTAATTCTGTAGTACGAATCCCACGACTGAGATTCTGCATACCAGTACTTACTTCTGCCAATTTACCATCGAGAAGTTTTCCAACTTCAGTTAAGAGAGCCTTTCGGAACTTACCGGCTGGAATCTCATCAAGATCCTCAGGGTCAATATCATCATCATCGTCATCATCGTCATCATCAGCACGATTAGTACCTGGCTTGGCACCTTTCTGCAGATTTTCAACAAGTTTCTTGAGTTCGCTATTGCTAGTGTTATTCGCCTGAGCGATTGCAAGAACACCGGCAACTGCTTTACCAACTTTTCCAAATTCCTCTTTGAGAGCCAAAAAAGCTGGATCTTTCGTCAAGTCATATTTTACTGCGTCATTCTCGGGCATCTAAGTTCTCCGTCACTTCTTGATTACAGGAGTCGTCGTCTTTCCGGCCAAAGCATCTTTTTCAGCTTGAGTTACAGGTACACCACCCATATCAGCAAAACCTGAGGATACGGCTGGTATGTTATGAGTTACTGCTGGTAAGATAGTTGGAGCATTATATTTCTTCTGTGTTGGCTTATCGACTTCGGCAGTTACTCCCTGCGGCTTCGCCGCTCCGTTGGTTGGCGGCTGTGCGGGCGGGGAAATCCCTCCTGCGCGCTGCCTTTGAGCAGCTCTCATCCTTGTAAGTTCTCTATATGCCAGCCGATGTACAATGTCAATTTGCTTGGCCTGTATTCCATCTACTTTATCGAACACCACGTCAATGTTTCGGTTATCGTAGAACCTAACCGTCAGTGTGCTTATTACATTACCGTCCACTTTTGCTTCCTCTTTTGTTCAAAATTTGAACAACTAACAATCATCCATAAGATATCTACTTTGTGAACCGTTTTGTTCACAAAGATCTTTTAATTGGCTCTTAGAGCTAATGGGGCGACCGTCATCGGTAACGTGTTCCCACCCGGGATCATTCTTCGGGAAGCCCTCACGCACAAAGCCAAGGCCTAAGCCAGTTATGACTTGTGTCATTCTACCACCACAACCATGAGGCCAACCCGGTTTTACCTTGGTTTCATGTTCACTTATGTGGCAGGAGATAGTGCTGGTTTCTCCGCACTTGTTGCATTGCATATCGTATATCATACTGAACCTTTACCAGCAAATGGAAGCTGGCCAATCCTATCTCCGACTGCCTTTTGCATCTGCGGGAGCAGGGTTTGCGCCTGTCCTAATTGCATCGGCTGCTCGGGGGAGAGGCCTAAGCCGTTCTGCAATTCCGGCATCATATCGTCGAAGGAGATTCCATGTAACTCCCTCAAGACGTACTTAGTCAGAAGGATAGGATCGACCAGCGGATTAGTTTTCATGATCTCATAGGTTTTAAGGGCCTTCGCTGTGCGTAAATCTTTCGTTTCAGGCACCGAGGTATCAGGATCAACCTTGGTGAGGTATTGTCCACGTTTAAGCATAGTAGGCTGGAAGGCGATCCATAGCGGTATGCCTGCCGGTCCGACTATATCAAGTACCTGATCTTTTGTCCAATGATTAAAGATGATAGGATGCACATCGTTGGCGAGCTTCGTTATCATATCAGCGATCATATCCCGGCGTTCATCTACACGGATCTCGCTTGATGCCTTGACGTTATCAACCTCGGTAGCCGTTGGGCTGTGAGATCCAGGTTTAAACTCACCAAACTCATTTCTACTAAAGCCGAGACCTTCTCGTACTTCCTGTAGTACGGCAAACTCACCTTCGGTAAGATCTTGCGGTACATTAACAGCTTGCATTGGCTTAACATCTGTTTGGACATTTCCTAGAATTTCTACACCAGCACCGATATCAGGACCAAGTAGGATATCTAACTGCTCTTGAGTGATAGCACCCTTCTTATAGAGCACCTTTAGCACACTCAACCGACGATGATACATCTTCACCGTCTTGATTTCATTTATCTCAAGCTGACTCGGCTCGAGAATTTGAGCATCCGGGATACCCCAAAAGTTCTCATCATCCTCGTTAAACACTAGGGCATTGGTCACATCGATACCATGCCTGAAAAAGTAATCATCGTCAAACAGTAGAGTTTTATCGTTCAACGATGGTGAGATAACAAAGACTTTTCCAGTCTTTCTATCTCGTATTTCATAGAGATCACACATATCTACTGGTGTGCGGATTTGATCTTCTCCCCTACGCGGGAAGCTTCTATGCTCAGTAGGCCCGAGGTCTTTTGCATTCTTGAGACGTGGGTCACTGTTGATATCACTTACTGGTCGGCGAATAATATAACAGTCCCAGCGCGCACTATCCTTATCAGGAGCACCTGCTTCTATGACATAGCCACTCACGGGGTTACGCAGGAACCACGGCATATTGGGCTGCACGAGTATGTTATACTCTAGCGCTTCTTTGCCCCGCACAAGTGGAGCCTGCGTAGTTCCTAGGGTTTCGGGTGAACTTTGGAACTGTGAGCCAAAGCCCAACTTACCGATACCTGCACCAAACATAAAGTTATCACGAACCATTTTCTTGATTTGACCCTTCAGGCCCATCTGTAGAAAGAGGGTGTTGTCCGTGCGCTCGAGTAACTGAGCCATTAGGTGATGCTCTAGCCCTGCACGTCTTGATGTAATCGACACGGAGGGATTCCGGAAATAGATTCGTGGTACTATAGTTCGAATCATCTTGAAATAGAGATTGGAGGGTTGGACGTTTGGTGCCCACAATCCACGGTAGTAATTTCTCCACCTTGGCCACTTCTCCTCGTAAGCACAACGCTTCCGAAACTCAAGCCCTAACCGGATCTGACGTAGCCAGAAGGCCACGTCCGGTTTACCCTTATCGTAACCTTCCATTCTAGAGGTATCCTAAGGATCTGACACGATTCATCCACGGCTTATACACACCGGGGAGACCGTTGGTAAGCTTAGGTTCAGGCACCTTAACTACACTCGCAGTAAAGTATGCTCTACCAAAGCTCTCATCTATATCCCGTCCTCTGGCTGCTACAACGTATACCCAAGGCAATCCCTTACTAATAATTGGGCCGTCCGGGCGCTGAGCAACTGCACCAAAAAATATGTGTTTTGTGTTGCCTTCGTCGAGGCCCAAAATCGGTATACCTTCAGGATCAGCTATGGTTGTTCCTACACTGAAGGCAGACATATGATCTTTTGTAATGTCATACTCTGGACAGTTACCAAACGCTATGCGATTAAAGAAATCGGCGATTGGTTCCTTGATACCTTCCAAAAAGGCATATACTGATGGAAACTCAATCCCGGCATAGGTCGAAAGAACTGTGCATTCATCTTTGCTGAGGCAAAGCCTAACACGAAACGGTCCTTTATAGTTAATACTGCGTAAGAGCTGTTCCCAAGGTCTAACGGCTCTATCAACCCAGGCCCTATCATAAAGTGCCAGGAGAGTTGAAGCACGTAAGTTTGCATCATTAGTGCTCTTCAGAAGAAAAGGCTCTGCCCAATGTAGACCATCGAACCAACCAATAACATCTACGGCTTCGCCAAATTCCGGAGTTTGCAATACAAGCTTTTTCCCTACAGGAAGCTTATGCATCGCCCACGCCATCCATTCACGTTGATCTATCGTGATACTGTTCCGGTCGTAGCGAATGGTTGTTCGAATAGGGTTCCAATCCAGAATCTTGGAGTACATATCTGATACGTCGCCAATCACCTCAGTTGTGGGTAACGGGATGTTGAAACGTTGAGCTATCTGCACTTCTTTATAGACATCAGCATTCATCAGATCTGTCATTGGTGAACTACCTACAACTGGCTTGTTGTAAGTTTTTGACCAATCATAGATCGATTTCTCTATAGGCCCGTCTACTATAATGAACTGACATTCCTTAATAGCTTCCAGAGGATGCGCGACGAATTTCACCAGTCCCTCACCGAAACTCATACCTTTGGTACGACCAGTGTAGACAGTTACCTCATGGTTCTCTTTCGCCAGACGAGTGGCGATACCAAAGGAACGGAAATCTCTAGTGACGAGTAGGACGTTCATAGCTTCCTATATCTTGGTACGGTATGGGGTAATCCCCGTTTGCATGTTTACGTTTCGCTTGTAACTGAGCGAGTAGCTGTTCCATCCCAAACGTTTCTATCGCAGCTGCCTTAACAGTTTGCGTCGGGATCTCGTGTATATAAGGGCTGTACTTTGCACCCTCTAGAGCAACACCATAAGCTATGACTCTATCATCAAAGCAACCTTCGGTAGCTTCGAGTTTACCATTATCAGTCTCGATAAAGGTAGAAATCTCATCCTTGAGTGCAGGACTATGAAGTTTAGATCCTTGGTATAGGGCAGTTCGAAGATTACCGATCAAGATGGGTTTCGTGCGAGCAGTTGTTTTGAAACCATAATCTAGTAAGGTATCCGCAGGCTTGTTGTTTTGAAACAAGAGGTACTCAGGATAACCTTTGATACCAAGTTGCGGGAAACCCTCCCTCAACTTGAGTAGGGTAACTGCTCCGTGATTGTTTGTTTCCACGGTTACGAAAGCATCCCTGAAATGTAAACCCAACCTGATAACAACTTTCGCGAGTTCACCCGGATCAGTGCGATCACCTACCCACTCAGCGACTTGTTCATCTTTGAAGATATCGACAACCTCGACAACCGATCTATCCCTTCTAACTCCTCCGCCGACGTCGACACCAATTGCATATCTGTTCGGTTTGTGCTTGTACGCATCTTCAAGATACCAGAGATTTTTATCTTCAGAATCCTTAACCCAGGAGTCAAGCGGTTCATAGTTCACCTTTGCAAAAAAGCTTGCCCCGCTCGCTTGGAAGCATTCATCGAGAGTGATAGGGTATTCTTGCTTGAAAGCTGATAAATCATAGTCAAGCTCTTCTAACTTTTCCCGGCGAAACATCAATTGCTCAGGGGTCAATCCCATCTTGAGTAATTCTGGTTCGTCAATATCATCTTTCAAGTTCTTGAGAAAATCCTCTTTCTCTTGTTCATTCAGAGAAACCCTATATTCTTGTGAACGCAGCCAGTTGAAGAAATGAATTCGGAAACGACTCTTACCTTCGTAGGCACGCATAGTCGTACGGTGATAGTAGTTTCCGACACCATTTCCAGTGCTTTCAATAGCAATCTCTCCTGTCTCTCGGGGGACTGCTTGGAACAAACCAGTTATCAAGTTCTTCGGATTCTCCCAATAAGCAACTTCTGAACAATGTAAATCCGTTATCATATCGCCTCGACCGAATGCTCTAGCTCCTGCAGTTCCTATGTAAAACATACTATTAGTTTTAGGAAAGGTTAGTTCATTTTTCGAAGCGTTCTTGATAACCGCTTTTGGACCGCGTATATGCTCAAGATAGTAATGCACACGTGAAAGCATACGTTGAGTGCTTTCCATATCATGCGAAATAACCACCGCTCGGGTGTTTCGTTTAGAGAGACATTTGGCGAGGTATCTTGCAAGGAAGTATGCGCTGATACCCAACTGTCTAGCTTTTGGGATGATATCTCGTCCGGTGAGATTGGCATCTAATTCTGCTTGATAGGTATTTAAACGAAATGGGACGTCTGCGCCGCTTTTATCGACGATCTGAAACATCTCCTCTATAATGATACGTTCTTTGGTTGCCATTACTTCAAAAGCATTTGAATAGCTACACTTCCGCCGCCACCACTAACAACACCGCGTACGTGAGCAGCCCTAATTTCAACGTTCGCAACTGATTGTGCTGTAATTGCTAATCCAGTATCAAACCAATTCACACCTTCATCCGGAGAAACTTCTAATTTGACAGTAGCACCGTCAAAAGTACCGTATACGAAAACACTATAATCTTGGCTTTGGTGTCTATCATACGCTTGTTCACGTTTAATAGTTGCACCATTACCATTACCTGCTGCTGTTAAAAGCTTCATATATTCCTCAGTTGTTTGGTGGTGTATCTGTTGGTTCAGTCGGTTGTGTTACGATAGGCTTAACTATAGGTTGAATTATCGTATCACCAGCGGTAGAGGGACCCAAACTTAGACTATAGCTAACCTCTTGATCTTCCACAACCAGTGTGCCGATCGCTGGATTGGTCGAAACCACATTGCCGACCGCGATCGTGGGGTGATGTACAGACGAGCCCTCGACAGCAGTCAGGCTGCAGGTCGCTTCGATGGTCGTGACTGCGGTCGCCGCCAGAACGTCCGCGACATCGGGGACCAGAGGGCCGATGTCAACTTCGTTTGCGATTAGCGTTTCGGCTCCATACGGATCTATGGCAGAAACCACCCAATCGAAGTGGCCGCAAGCGCCTGGTATGCCGTCCGAATAGACGCCTGCCGAACTCAAAACGTAGTCGGTCGGTGGCGTGCCTGAATCTTCCGAATAGGTGATCGTGTCACCCTCGGGATCGCTCGTGCATGGCGCACCCGCAAAGGTGGTGTCAGGATTAGTACCCAACTCGAAGATGGATCCGCTCTTGAAGGGGCAACCATCCCCGACGATTGGCGCGAGGTCGCCGTAGACCAGCAGGAAGTCGAGGTTCGCTGGACTCGATCGGTCGTAAACCTGCGGGACGATGAAGCGCCGCGCACTTGAACCGCCAGAGTCGTAGCTGACCGTGCCGTTCACTCCCTGAGTGACGGGGAACCCGGTCGGATCGGGAGTTGCAGCGACCGTGCGCGCTTCCTCGTCAATCGTCGGAATGTCGCCCGCCGCAACGCCTTGGCCAAAGTACGGGCTGCTCGCGACGACTGAGGTCAACCCGCCGTCGATGCGGTCTTTCTCTGCGGGAACGTCTAGAAACTCGTCGAGCAGCGCGTGAACCGCGGCTTCCACCTGACCGCCGTAGGCGCCAGTATCGTACAGGTCATATGCCGGGAACGTGGCACCTGACGGGTCGAGCGTCATCGTGCCGGTTGCGTCGTCCTCCGAACCACTGATGATGCAACCGCCAGTCCCGGCATTTGTTTGCGCAACAGAAGGGGCCGATGCGTCCAGCGCACAGGCGACCAGGTCAACCGTGCCGGGGCCGTCGAGCACTTTCGAGTTGGTCGTGTAGGTCGTGTCGGTCTGCGAGGCGATGGTCAGTGGCGTCGCAAACGCCGGGATCTTGAACATATCGGCAATCGACGCGACGGCAGAGTCATTGCCTGACCCATCTTCGATACAGAAGTAGCCGTCTTTGACCGTGCCATCCGTGTAACTTGAAAACGTTCCGGTGTCGGCAACTGTCGCGACTACAGCCTCGTGGAAGTACAG